CAGACATCTCGTCCGTCTGCGTCAACCCGTGATTGATCGCCCATGCTAAAACCTGCTCAACGTAATCAGAAAACTGCGCTTTCGTCAGCCCTGTTGTAGTCGGCTCTGCCTCCATCACCTGACCGTTGGGCAACTCCAACATCCTCCCAGGCAGATAGCGAGTCTTGAAGTAAGCGTGCCAGACATCCTGATCGTGCGCCTGACCCTGCGGACGTATCTGCTCGCTGATTGCTGACAGTGTGGCCCAATAGAACGAGTTCTGGGCGCTTGTTCGGTTGGGTGGCTCTACCCGTACCACCCAGCCCTGCCGAGCGTTTTTAACGGCTTCTACAGCCCTCTGTCGGGCGGTGTCGTGCGCGAGTGTGAAGATCATTTCAATACACTCCATGCTGTTGCTGCCACTGCTGGAACTTGTCCGTTTCCAATGGCTTTAAGTCTGTCCACCCTAGCGGCCACCCCATTAGCCACTCGACCCACGTTGGGTTCAGACTGCCACCAGCTTGTGCTGCAAGTGTCGGAGTATTTCTGTTCTGTTCGCTTGGCGCGTTTGTTTCCTTTGCATTGTGCGCCGTTGGAGTCGGCCACAAGTGAGGATGTTTTACCTGGTTGCTCAATGAAATTTGATGACCCCTCTTGATGTGAGCGTCCATCGCCTCCCTTGATTGGTATGCTCCTCTCATACCTTCTTGCGCTTGTGGTGTGCGCCACAATCCAGATTCTGTCTCGCTGGTGCGGGGCACCAACGTCTGCCGCGCCCATAACATCCCACTGCGTGTCATACCCGAGCGAGGTAAGGTCTGCAATGACTCTGACTCCTCCTCTAATAGTGAGCATTGGGCTGTTCTCAATGTAAACGTAACGGGGTCGAACTTCGCCAACCACCCGCGCCATTTCTCGCCAGAGTCCTGATCGCTCCCCGTCAAGTCCGTCTCCTCGTCCTGCGATTGAGATGTCCTGGCATGGAAACCCGCCAGATACGACATCAACAATTCCTTTCCAAGGTCTACCGTCAAAGGTGCGAATGTCATCCCAAATCGGGAAAGGCGGGAGAAGTCCGTCATTTTGTCTGGCTGCAAGTACGCAAGCTGCGTATGGTTCCCACTCGACTGCACAGACGGTTCGCCATCCAAGGAGGTGGCCTCCGAGTATTCCTCCACCAGCGCCTGCGAAAAGAGCCAACTCATTCATAACTCCACTTCTTTCAGTTGCCAACGGTTGCCTTCCTTGAACCACCCATGCAGCACCACTCGCCACCCTGAACGAATCATCTCAGGGTAAGCCTCGGCCTCCTCAATCTTGTGCCGACGTTCTGACAGATGACCCTTGCTAGTCACCTGGATTGCTACCGTCTCGCCGTGACCGATTGCCAGCAGGTCTATACAGCCCCACAAGTCGTGCTTGCGCTTTGTGAAGCTGTTGTAATGCTCGACCAGTGCTACCTGATAGCCATGCGAGACATAGAGAGCCTTCGACCGAGCGGTTAGTGTCATTCGCACAACCCATAGATAGATGAGCAAACCGTAGCTGGTTGTTCTCTGAACATATCTCTTTGTTTGCCTCCTCTTGCGGTTTTAGACCAGTCAACCATAGCTTTAATGTTTGAGATTTCGACACACTGTTCAGGAGAGAGATTTTCACCGTGATTTGCACCAGCGAACAATGTTGCTGCGCCTTTCTTGCTGGCCTCCCTAACTAGATGCTCCCATTGGGCAACACGCTCTATTTCCTCTGGAAACCTCTTGCTAATCTCAAGTAACTCGTCTTTCCGAGTGTTGATGCAAGGCATACACCCAACTCTGCCCATGCCTTGTTCATAAAGAGGGTTGTGCTTAATGCCATGCTTCTTGTGCATCTCGAAGCACTGCTCTGCTGTCCATCTCAAGATTGGACGATAGTTCCACAATCCACCACCAACTTCTTCTAGTTCTGCAAGATTTGCTCTTGATCGACTTTCATCGGCCCGAACACCCTGCCATGACCAAATGGTTTCCCCGGCTTCCAACAGAGGAAATTGCACCTGTTCAATGATTGGATTGCGTTTAAGTTCCTCGCTGCAAAATGCTGCTTTTGTGCTTGGGAACCTCCCGCTAACAACACACAGATCAAGGAACGGTATCCCTGTAGGATGCAAAACAGCCAATGCTCGCTGTACCTTATCCTCAGAAATTCCTTGCTCTCTCCATTTTGTTTCAACCCACTTGCGTTTGGTTTTGAAACGCTCAGAGAAATCAGCTTTGATCGTCCTGATTGGGAAAACCTTTTCACTCAGGTATTGAACATATTCATACGTCTGCTGGTGCTCATGACCTGTATCAGCAAACACAGCCTGAAGGTTCTCCGTCTGCCGCTCAATGGCGAGCAACAGTAATGCTGTGGAGTCCTTACCACCCGACACGCTGACGATGTTATGACGCATTTTCGATCTCCACATCGATGTTGGCGTACTGCGGACACAAGTCTCCCAGCTTGACCACCCCACCCGTCATGTCCTGAATCTGCAATGCCCGTTTGAGCGGCACCCCCTTCACCTTCCACGCATTCATCGCCTGCCTGCTGATGTTCAGTCGCTCGCACAGTTTGCCCTTCGTGCCGACTAGCGCAGCCGCAAGGTTGATCGCTTCGTCCACCGTCATGCTGACCCCTAAATTGTAAAAGTTGTAAAAAATGGAATGTTTGCGTTGACACAGGGATGCAGTCTACTTTAATATTCGTTCACGGTCAACAACAACAACCGAGGACAACATGAGCGACTACTACAGCATCGACCTGTACTGGATTCGTGAAGACGAGCGCCAGGACGCAGCAGACCAGCAACAGGAGTGGGAGAGCGAGCAGATCGCTTGCTGGCTGGACGTTGCTAGCAGCGCAGAAATCAACCAAGTCTGGGCTGATCTGGACTATGACCTCGGCGCTACCACCGACAAGATGGTCGAGATGGTGCTGGACGGGCTGGACGCCAAATCGTGGCTCAAGCAGCACATCCAGAACATTGCAGAAAAACAGTTCAGCGACTGGAAACGTTGCTCAGCAGCTGCATACAAGGAGCGGTCATGAGACACATTGCCATCATCGCAGCAGGAGTAATGCTCGGCATCACCGCAGTCGATTGGAGCATCGGTTCAACCTCAACGATAGGAGACTTTGTTTGGCAACTCATCTCACGGATTTAGAGTTCAAGTGGACCCCCGGAGTCGCTACAGACGTAACTCAGACCTGGAAGCGATTCGGGTGGGTTCCACCAAGCGAGCAGGAACATTACACAACCAAGTGGAAGCGATACAAAGGAGCAGGCAATGAAACAGATAGCAGCAGCACTGGTCAAGTCACAGAAGGCATTCGGACCAGCATTAAAGTCCTCAAGCAACCCTCACTTTAAGTCGCGCTACGCTGATCTTGCAGCTTGCGTTGAGGCAGTCATCGACGGGCTAAACGCAAACGGCATCATGCTCATGCAGCATACGCACGAGTGCGAGGACGGGGTGATCGTCGAGACCGTGTTCGTCCACGAGTCTGGTGAAACGCTGTCAGCCGGTAAACTCCATGTCCCAGCTGCAAAGCAAGACCCGCAGGGATACGGCTCAGCCCTGACCTATGCTCGTCGCTACAGTCTGATGGCAGCTTGCGGCATTGCTCCAGAGGACGATGACGGTAACGCTGCATCTAAGAAGCCAGCGATTGACCCAGCACCGTATCTCAAACAGGTCGCTCAGGCTGAGAACCTGGACGGACTCAAAACAGTGTTTGCTCATGCCTACAAAGCACTGAAAGACACAGAGTTTATGCAGCAACTGGAAGCAGCTAAAAACACCCGTAAGACACAACTGATGGAGGTGAAGTAATGGAACCCGCAATCCTGTTGAATGACCAGCAACGTGCCATGCTACGCGCAGCAGCTAGGGTCGGTCGAGAGTACGACAAGGACAACCGCGCACTGGCTATCGCTATCGCGCAAGTCAAGAACGCCAACCCTAACGCATTCTGGACGCCTGATACGCTTATCCTGCGTAAGTTCCACCACGCTCCAAAGTTCCCGATTCCTCACCAATACGCTGCGGTGCAATCATGATCTACACCAACGTCCACCGCGTGACATCAATCAAACTCACTGACATCGAGTCGAACGAAACTCAGTCCGATCGCTACTCGGTACGGAAGCTATTCATTCATGATGACAACGGTAAAGTCCTCGAACTCATCTTGTTTGCCGAGGACGCTAAATCTCTGGAGGTGACAATATGAATTGGCCTGGACTTGCACGACACACAGACCCGGACACCAGTCACGATGCTGCTAAGCGTATCGATGCCAGCAGAATTGAGATGATCGTGCTGGAGGAGTTCAAACGCGCCAAGAAAGGTCTGACAGCAGACGAGTTAGCAAAGCGTCTGCCAGGACTGCCGCTCAACACGATAACGCCACGCATAGCGCCTTTGGTACGCAAAGGCTTCCTGATGCCAACCGGACGCAGGAAAGCCTCGTCTGGACGCTCTCAGAGGGTTCTGGAATATGTAGATCCTGCCGACTTCAAAGAACAGTCGCTGGACTACTTCAACCGCTACATCGCTGGGGATCGATAATGAAAAAAGGTGTACTTCAGGTTAGCAATACTGATTTGCTTCAAAGTCTGTCAAACGTCTTAATCATCCTTGTACGAGGTAAAGACGAAATTGATGATGATGAAATGCTGAAAACCATTGTCGTCCTGTCCAATGCAGTTGCCGTTTTGTCGGAAATCGTTCTACGGGAGCGAGACGATGCTGCAACGGACTGATGACTGGTATGCCGACAGGCTCGGCCATGCGACCGGGTCACGTGCAAGCGACATCCTAGCTGGCAAAGACACAATGGCTCGCAAAGGCTATCTGACCCAGATAGTCACGGAGCGACTCACAGGTCGAGCACAGGACTCGTTTGTCAACGTTGATATGCAGCGCGGCATCGACATAGAGCCAATGGCAAAAGCGGCTTATCAAGCCTCGCACGAATTGACGGATGACGTTGGGTTCGTAAAGCACCCGCTTATTCGTTGGTTTGGTGCCAGCCCGGATGCTCTTGTCGGGACGGATGGTCTGGTCGAGATCAAGTGTCCCAGGTCAACTACTCACCTGGACTACATCCAGTCAGGCAAGCCACCTACGAAGTACGTCCCGCAGATGCTGGCTCAGTTGTCCTGCACTAAACGGAAGTGGGTGGACTTCGTTAGCTTTGATGACAGGTTCCCCGAGCATCTTCAGTTGTTCGTAGTACGGTTTCAACCAACACAGGAGGACATCGAGAAGTTTGAAAGCAAGGTCAAAGAATTCCTAACCGAAGCACAAAACCTAATGGAAAAGTTATGCCCATCGCCTACGAAGTAATTGCAACAACCGGAACCTACACCAACAAGCAGGGAGAGGAGAAGAAACGCTGGCAGAAGATCGGCGTTGTCATGCAGACCGCGAAAGGTCTGACGCTGAAGATGGAGTCCGTCCCTGTCGGCTGGGATGGCTGGGCAACGTTGGCTGAACCGAAGGGACGAGACGATGGCCCCCCCTTCTGACCCAACCAACCCCGACCACTACAAAGGCGCGGTCGAATGCATTGACGCGATAACGGTGGCAACAGAAGGCTTGCAGGGAATAGAAGCCTTCTGCACCGGGAACGCTATCAAGTACCTCTGGAGGTGGAAGAAGAAGAACGGCAGAGAGGACTTAGAAAAAGCTAGTTGGTATATCAACCGGCTTTTGCGATCATTGTGAGCGCATGGGAGCGGACTTCTTCCACCCTCCGCTCCCAACCCTTACCGAACGTCTCCCAGGTCTTCAGTTCCCGCAAAAACGCCAGACGCTTGTCGCAGTACATATTCACCAGATCAGTATGAACGATAGCCTGTGCTACACGCAGAGTCATCGGTCCGATAACACCGTCAGGCTGAGTTCCGCATACCTCTTGGAGCCACTTAGACGCTCTGCCAACACCACTGTTGACGGACGCATCAAACACGCAATAGTCAATCCCTGCTGGCAACTCATCGCCTTTTACACGCTGCCAGTATTTCTCTTGATAGAGCGGAGCAACCATCTCAGGGGTTAGTTCGCGCATCTGCTTTTCGTCTACGTCGTGCTTGACCCACTCCTCCCATACACGCTGGGTGACTCCCAGGTTAGTTCTGCCACCAGGATCTGATGGATGGTTAACATATCCACCTTCCGACTTCAGAACGTGCGCGAGTGCGTCTTGCCAAGTCTCTTTCATTTCTTCATCAAGTCCTTTGTTTGACTACTGTTGGACGATCCCAGCCAAAAGTTGTACACGCTTGCAGTTTCCCTTGCCAGCACACCCAGCAGCAGCATCATGACATCGCTACCAGTCAGCGTCATGTAGCCCAGCGCAGAGCCTACAAGCAGACCGAAGAAGCCAGCAACGGTAACGATAGACAGCACAGCAGGAATCTTGCTCCTGGTGGCTACCTGCATCTCCCGAGCGGACTTTGTGTTCTCAACGTTTAGCTCAAACAGTTTTGTCTGCTGAGCCATCTTTGCGAGTTCACCATCCTGCTCTAGCTTTGCCAGTTCCCTCTTGGCAGCTTCAGCAGCAGCAGGATCAGGCAAGACTCGATCAAGAATCTTGCCGCCAACCTCAAGCAGTGGGCCGAGTGGAATCATCGTCGTCCTTTTTTGCAATCATGTTTGCAGCAGCATAGGCACCCTTACGTCCAGCGATACCACCTACCGCGCCAATGCACAACAGCATTACATCTTTCAGAATCGCTAGAAACGCTTGGTCAATCGGCGCAATCTTGTCTTTGTCCTGCTCGACAAACAACACGCCACCAATGATAGCCAGCACGCTGATGACAAGTATCGCTGCCAGCGTCAACAGGATCGCAGCCCAAACGCGAACCTCGATTTCTTCCGTCGTCATTCTCACTTGGCAATCTCCGCTAACGTCACCATCATAATAACGATGGCGAGCATGACAACAACAACGAACTTTAATGCCCAGGCCACGCTTCTAGGATGTAGCTGACAAGGTGATACAGGATGATGCTACCGGTGCCAAGCACTACAGCAAGCAGCATCCGCTCCTTGCGCTGCTGTAGTTTGCGAGCAGCATCCTCCTCGGCCTTGCGCTTAGCTGCTAGCTCATCGGCCTTGCGTTTCTGCACGATGGCATTGTGTTCGCGCTGGATCTCGTCCCAGATG